ACGCCACTCGAAGCAGCGGAGAATGCAATCAGGGTTCGATGACCATCATCAATTCTTGCCATTATTAAATCCTTTCAAATTAAACTACTCTTCTTAATGTTATCAAAAAATTAACTGTAAAAAATCGTCTGCCTGTAGTGCCCTTTTCTACACCAAGAGAAATGACTGGGCCTTGCCTGCTTACGTTATTTATTTCAAACTCATCTACGCCGATAGTAACCGAACCATTAAATACTGAATCTAATGCAACAGCAACTTCTTGAGCCTTATTATATCCTTCTTCATACTTGCTACTTCTGATCCTAAATTGTATTCCGAACTTTGCTATCATCTCACCCGTCATTAGTCTGCCATCTTTTACTCCTGACGTATCGTATATGCTACCAAGGTCTGTTTTTACTCCAGTCGCATCTGGTAGAAAGTTATTGTATAAAGGCCAGGCCAAATTAGACGCTGGATTTGTCATAGAGCCGATGCCCTGATCAATTATATATTCAGCTAAAATAAAAGCTGGCGAATTTAAAAGTGCAGCACTCATATTTAACCTTTACCTATTATTTGAAAAATCTCTTTTTTATTATCTCTTGCAGGACCTTCTAAAAACTTTGCCTGCTTGCCTTCTTTATGTTGTGCGTTCAGATCTTCGTGAACGTATACTGCGTATTCAGTTGTATAAGATACTACCATATCCGTTTTAAATCCTTCACCGCCTACATTCCTGGTATTAACACTTGGCCTTAATACATTCTTATCTATCGGTACGACTTTAGTTGATTGACGCTGTAAAAATAAAGCACCATTTTTTAAGCCTCTTTCAACTCTCTTACCAATACCTTTATTAGCCCTTTGCATGTTACTAAGGACTGCGGCTACTCCAGTCATCTTTACGAGCCTTGCCATTATAGTATTGCAGTCTTTAAGAATTCAGTTGCTCTAATATTCGGAAGATTATCAAACTTCCTAATCTCCCACGCACCAGTATTTTCTTTTACGTTTATAGGGTCAGTAATATCATCCAAGGTACCTAACATTAAAACTCCACCATTAGGAGTATCACGATCAACGTAGACAATCGCATTAGACATTTGCCTTTGTCCTTCTGCGTCTAAAAACTCTTCAGATGAATCTTCCCATCTGCATTTAATCTCAACAGGTACAGCATATGATTCATCCCCGTGGCGATCCACTCCTGTAGATGCCCACCATACTGCAATCTGTCTTCTCATTTTTTTAATTAGACTCATGGCAATTTCTTTTCTATTCTCACGATTGTCTTATCCAGATTAGTAAACGTTGTCTGTATGACTTTGATATCAGCTTGAATTAAACTGATGTCATCTGAAGTTACTTTATCAGCAATCAAGGCTCTTTCAATTTCCTTATTAACCAATTCTTTAGTCCCACCCATCTCTGTAACTATAGCTTTATGATCTGCTGTATTTTGAGCAAAGCCTTTCCCTAAAAAAAATGAAAAACAAATAATTGTAATTAATGCAGTCGCTGTACCGATCATCCACTTGATATCATTCTTAGCTTTAGCTGTCATAAATTATTTCCTTTGCTAGCTGTCATTAACTTCATCTCTGGTCTTTCCTAACCAGGTTACGGATGGTGCCTTCGTGCGACCACGTAAGATGGAAGCATCTAGTGCAGCCAGGCCACCATAATAATCTAATCTCATTGCAGTCTGTCCATAATGAGATGTACTAAATCCTAATGCTACTTTTGATTGCAGCTCCTCACTTACCGAACCTGCCTTTTCTCTAAAGGCTCTACCATCACGAACTGTATACATATGAGCAGAAAGCCAAGTCTCAATCTGCTGAAGTTCTTCTGTAGAATAGTTCACTGATAAGTTTGAACAGCACTGTGTGACAATAGCATTGGCTGCTGCAATAAAAGGAGTAAGGACTATCGAAGAATCAACTTCAATAATCGCTTCAACTAAATCGTCTGTTGTTCTGAATGCCATAGTGGTACCTCTATAATTTGGTTTACTTTCTTTTTGTGAAGAGCACTCCAACCAAACCAACGTAAAGCCTTATATCTCCAGGCTGCTTGAAGTTTTCCCATACCACCTAAGATACACATATTGCGATAAGTAAGATCCGCTATGGTCTTACAGCTCTTAGGAATATTACCATCCCTAATTAGCTGATAAAGAGCATCGTGAATAAGACTTGCAATGCCGCAATACTTATCTGAATTCCAAACAGGTTTAATCATTCTCTTAAGCGGTACACTAGATCCATCCCAAGAGTAGTGTTTTGAAATAGTCAATAAGCCTTCATCGCTGAGGTGAATGAACTCTGTAGTCGTACCGTAGCCGCGTACATCAGTGTGGAAAGTTTCTTCCGTCAGCAACTCAAACTCATATGATTTTCTCTTACGATATTTCACTATGAATTCTTCCTATTTGTAAAGAATTTACCACCTGCAAATGCGTTTACTATAATTGAAGCCAATGCAATCCAAGTGACTGGATCCTTCTCCCGTCCTTTAAGATTTCTAATTGCTTCCATAGTTTCAGGTTGGATAACGATCAGACCTTCTGTATTCATCACCTGTTCGTTGATCTCAGCCGTCTTTGCGTTTAAAAGGACGATAGACTCCAGCAAATCGTTATTAGCGTCCTCGGCGAGTATAGCACCTACCCCCATACCCGCTGCGAACTCTTCCCCGCAACCAGTTAGGGCCATGCAACCAGATAGTGATACTATGATAATTGCTAACATTAATATTACACGTTTCATGCCACTTTCCTTTCAGACCAAAAACTCTTTAGACTAATTTTAGGGAATACATTTAAATCACTATCATCGGTGACATTAAAAACTTCTACGCCATCGAATTTAGTAAGATCCCTTTTCACAAAATTCATACCAGATATAAACTTAGGGAATACCTCTGGATTTGGTTTATTTATGTTATTCACATGCCAGTTATTCTTTCCATCTTTATCCAACTTCATATCGAAGCCTAACAGATAGATTTTTTTAGCACCAAGTAAAACAGCTAAACTAATCGCAGCTGCTCCCGTTGAAGAGTTCCACGCTATATAATCTGCGTAAAGACCGCTGCTTGGCCTTATAGTTGTCCAGAGCCAGGGGACAACTGATTTACTAAGACTAGGAACATTTGTAAAGACAGTGCCTTTATATTTAGCGAGACTGTCCTTCCAAAATCTAAACCAATCAATGTCACCAAAGATACAAACTTTACAGATATCAATGCCAAGCTTAAAGGCGTCATTGCATCCGATAGTCCGCTTATCTTTTAGAAGGGCCCAGTCAAAATGTTCAAGCGATTTACCACCGCCTATAATATAAACATCTTCACCGTTCCATACTTTCTTTGGAGTCCACTTGGGCATAGTCTTATTTGCCCTTCTTATTCTTCTTGGCTTTCTTCTTTGACTTCTTTGACTTCTTCTTAGCCTTCTTCTTGGCTTTCTTCTTTACTGGCTCTGGCTCTGGCTCTTCGTCTTCGTCTTCGTCTTCGTCGTCGATAATAACATCTTCATCTTCGTCTTCGTCTTCGTCGTCGATGATAACATCTTCATCTTCATCGTCAATCACATCGTCGGCAGACTTAGAGTTGGTTTTATCCGCGTCTTCGTCTACCGATAGTGCGATTTTAGGGGCTTTGGCAACTTCAACCTGTTTGCCAGTATCTTTAACGCTGTCATCAAAAACTTCTGTAAACTTACCACGAAAAGTCACAGTAAGATCAATATCAGATTCGATGATATCGCCGTTTTTATACTTCCTACCATCCTGCGTATGGCTTCCGCCTTTGAGCTTATAAAACATTTGTTATCCTTTCCAAATTTTATATTACTTGCCTATTCTGTACAAAACAATATGTTCGATAAACTACTATACAGAGCCGTGGACGATACCAGTATTGTTATTCTGATCTGATCGGAGCTGAGGAACCAAAATTGCCATGATCTTGAAATTCTTCTGGAGTCCACCACTAGAATCCCACTCGACAGTTGTGATATCCATGCCGATAACTTCACGAACAACGTCACTGGTCATCTGGACCAGGAGGATATCGAAGCCGGTCATATAATCCAGCGTCTCAATACTTGAGATACCGTTGATTTCCAAAGCACGGTTGCGGATAGTCTTATCCGAAGCAGCTTTGTAATCGTCGTCCAGGTACTGATCCCATGCTGGAGCAGTATAGACTTTCCACG